CCATGCAACATCACTCGGATGCAAACTAATGTTATGGCACGCAAAAGAAAATACGTCTTTAGCTGCAATATTACCGAGACTAAAATATGGTGTGCAAGACATTATTTTTTCTAAGGAGTTATGACATGGCGGTAGTAGGAGCAATTACATCAGTAATTGGAACTGGTTATTCAATAGTTAAAGGCCAGGAACAAAAAAAAGCACAACAAAAGCGATTAGCAGAACAAAGACGAGCTAATCAAAAGGCAGAAGAAACTGCTAAAAAGCAACAAGAAACAGCGCAGCAAGAATATAACAAGGCAAACAGAAAAAGTCCTGACGCTAACGTAATACAAACAGCAGTTGAAAGTGAAAATCAAGGAGGTACATTACTTACAGGAGCTAAAGGTGTAGATCCTAATAAATTAAACTTAGGTGGCGGTAGTACTTTATTGGGCTAATTAATGTATAAAACAAAACGAGATAAATTACTTACAAGATGGGGTCATCTTAAATCTGAAAGGGCTACATGGTGGTCACATTGGCAAGAAGTTACTACATATTTACTGCCAAGAAACGGAAGATATTTTCAACAGGATAGAAATAAAGGCCATAGAAGACATAATTCTATATATGACAATACTGGTACAAGAGCATTAAGAACATTAGGTGCTGGCATGATGGCAGGTGCTACAAGCCCTGCAAGACCTTGGTTTAGATTAGGAACAGTTGACCCAGATTTAAACAAATACCCACCTGTAAAACTATGGTTAGCTGATGTAACAGAACGTATGCAATTGGTGTTTACTAAATCCAATACATATAGATCATTACATGGAATGTATGAAGAATTAGGAGCATTTGGAACTGCTGGCTCTATTATTTTGCCTGATAGCAAAAATGCAATCCATCATTACCCAGTAACGGTAGGAGAATATGCAATAGCACAGGATTATCAGGGCAGAGTAAACACTTTGTATAGAGAATTCCAAAAAACAGTAGGAGAAGTTGTAAGAGAGTTTGGATATAACAACTGTTCAACGTCTGTTAAAAACTTGCACGACAGAGGTTCATTAGATCAATGGATAACAATAGTTCATGCGATAGAACCAAGAGATGACAGAGAGCGTGACTTTGCAAAAAAAGACAATATGAACATGGCATACAAGTCTTGTTATTTTGAGATGGGTGGTGATGGCGAAAGTGTATTAAGAGAAAGTGGATTTAAAGATTTTCCTGTAGTTGTACCAAGATGGGGTATATCTGGTGGTGATATTTATGGCAATTCACCGGGAATGGAAGCATTAGGTGACGTAAAACAGTTACAACATGAACAATTACGCAAGGCACAAGGCATTGATTACCAAACAAAACCACCATTACAAGTACCTAGTTATCTTAAAAACCGTGATGTAGATAGTTTACCGGGTGGTGTTACGTTTGTTGATGGTCAACAGGGCAAAATAGAAACGGCATTTGCAGTAAATTTAAACTTACAACACTTGTTAATGGATATACAGGATGTAAGGCAACGTATTAATGGTAGTTTTTATGCTGATTTGTTCCTTATGTTGGCTAATGCTACTGATACAAGGATGACCGCAACAGAAGTAGCAGAACGACATGAAGAAAAACTGCTTATGTTAGGGCCAGTATTAGAAAGATTACATAATGAATTGCTAGATCCATTAGTTGATATTACGTTTAGCAGAATGCTTGAGTCAGGTTTAATACCACCAGCCCCAGAAGAGTTGCAAGGCATGGAATTAAACGTAGAATTTGTATCTATGTTGGCACAAGCACAACGTGCAATTGGTACAAATAGCATTGATAGGTATACAAATACAATGGGAGCTATTGCCCAGATGAAACCTGATGTATTAGATAAATTTGATTCTGACGCATGGGCAGATAATTATGCTGATATGTTAGGAATTGACCCAGAATTGATAGTAGCTGACAAAGAAGTAGCAATAATACGTCAACAAAGAGCGCAAGCACAGCAACAAGCAGCGCAAGCCGAAGCGCAACAACGTGCTGCTGAAAATGTATCTAAACTAGGTAACACTAATCCTGATAATGTTATGGATATGATGAATCAGTTTAGCGGTTACAATTCACCATCACCAATGGAGGTATAACATGGATTTAATTGATCTTAAAAAAGACCCACAACCTATTGACAGCAAAGAAATGTATGACGAACCAATGTATAGCTACGGTTTGTGTATATCTCTTGGTAGGGAAGAGTTAGAAAAGTTAGGGATAGAAAAGTTACCAGAAGCTGGTAGTGAAATGATGATAAAAGCTATTACTTATGTAAAAACTGTTAGGGAAAGTAAAGAAAAAGATGGTGTTGAACAGAATGTAGAGTTACAAATATGTGCAATGGGTATTGATCCTATTGACAAAACAAAAGATCAGGCAAAAGGTTTGTACGAAAGCAAACCCAAACCTGCACCAAAAGCAACACCTGTTGCTAAAACCGCAACTTATTTAGCATAGGAGTTTATTATGGCTGAAAAAAAAGAAGGTGTTATTTCTAATATGCAAAAAAGAAAAATAACACTTATAAAAACTAAAATAGATGGAGGTATGGCTTCAGAAAAAGATAAAAAAGAATTAGAAAAATTAAAAAAACTTTACCCATCAATGTTTTAATTATGACTGATCCTAATTTTCAAAAAATGCCATCTGCTTACAAAGAGCAATTTAGAAAAATGGTAGAGTTAGAAAAACAAAAACGATTAAAAGAAAAAAAAGACAAAAGAAAAACAAAGAATATTGCTGATCAGTTGTATGGAGGTAGTTAATTATGGGAAAACAAAGAGGATTATGGGATAACATACACGCAAAACGTGACAGGATTGCAAAAGGTTCTGGTGAAAAGATGCGTAAAAAAGGATCAAAAGGTGCGCCAACTGATGAAGCTATAAAAAAAAGTCAGAAAACAAGTGACAAAGAAAAAGCAAAAAAGTTATATCCTAAAATGGCATAGGTGTGACCGTAACATAGTTATGGATAGATATATTAGAGCATGAGCGAATACAATCCTCTCGATCTTAAAAGTCAACAGAAATCTAAAGACAATAAAAAGTCCGCAGAAAGAATTGACCGACAGAACGAAGAATCGGATATTAAATGGCTCATGAGCAGCAAGAGGGGTCGCAGATTAGTCTGGAGACTTCTGGAACAAGCAGGTGTATTTCGATCATCGTTTAACACCAACGCAATGGCAATGTCATTTAGCGAAGGTAACAGAAATTATGGTTTGCAATTACTTAACTTGGTTCACACTCTCTGCCCAGAACTGTATCCGACAATGATCAAGGAGCAAAAAAATGTCAGAGACGCTGATGACGGAAGCCAACCAAACAAATGAAGGTGATTCGCAGCAGCCAGTAGACGCAACAACTGAGCAATCAACTGAAGCGACTACTGACACCCAGCAGCAAACTGAAGGTGTACAGGATCAACAAGTTTCGGATGAAACCGCTGTTGAAAGTGAAACTAGCGATCAGGAAAAACCAGAAGGTGCGCCTGAAACATACGAGTTCAACACACAGATTACTGACGAATCTGAAGAACTCGACCCCGATGTAGTTAATGCATTCGGTGAAGTCGCTAAAGAACTTGACCTGCCACAAAAAGATGCACAAAAAGTATTGGACAAAGTTGCTCCTGTAATACAGGAAAAACAAGCCAAAGCTATGGAGCAAGCAAAAATAGATTGGGCTAATGATTCACAATCAGATGAAGAATTTGGTGGTGAAAATTTAAATGCTAATTTAGACATTGCAAAAAAATCTCTAGAAGCTTTTGGTTCTGATTCTTTAAAATCGCTGCTACAAGAAACAGGCTTTGGAAATCATCCTGAGATAATCAGGTTTATGTACAGAGCAGGTAAGGCAATTAGTGAAGACAGTTATGTTGGTAATTCTCAAGGTGCTACTGGTAAATCCAATGTTCCAAAAGATTTTAACGGCATAGCTAACGCACTATATTCTAATCAGCAAACTAAGTAAGGAGTTATTAAATGGCTACTCTCTCAACCTCAAATTTAACACTAGCGGATTGGGCAAAAAGATCTGACCCAGACGGTAGAGTTCCAATTGTTGCAGAACTGTTATCACAGAGCAACGAAATACTAGATGATTGCGTGTTTAAAGAAGGTAATTTACCTACTGGTGAACGTGTAGTTATTAGAACAGGTTTACCCGGTGTTTACTGGAGAGCATTAAACCAAGGTATTCCATCAAGCAAGTCAACAACAGCACAAATTGATGAAGCTTGTGGAATCCTAGAAGCACGTTCTGAAGTAGACAAAGACTTAGCGATGTTAAATGGTAACACCGCACAGTTCCGTTTATCTGAAGATACTGCGTTCTTAGAAGCAATGAACCAGACTCAAGCTGAGACAATGTTTTACGGTAATCCCGGAACAGATCCTAAAAAGTTTCTAGGTCTTGCACCAAGATACGGTGATCTTTCTGCTGATAATGCTGTAAACATTCTTGATGCAGGTGGATCAGGTTCTGATAACGCTTCTGTATATCTAGTTGTTTGGGGTGACAATACTGTTTATTGTCCTTTTCCAAAAGGATCTAAAGCAGGTTTAACTCACGAAGATCTTGGTGAGCAAACTGTTTACAATAGTGACGGTACAAGGCTACAAGCTTTTGCTACTCGTTACCAATGGAAAAACGGTTTGGTTGTTAAAGATTGGAGATACGTTGTTCGTATTTGTAATGTTGACATTTCTGACCTACTCGGTAGTGCTAATACACAAACTGCTGCTGCATCAACTAACTTAGTTAAATTGATGGCTAGAGCATTATACAGAATACCTAATATGGCTATGGGAAGAGCAGCATTCTATATGAATAGAACTGTTCACTCAGGCATGAGTATTGCTGCACTAGATAAATCACAAAACGTATTATCAATACAAGAAGGTTTATCACAGTTTGGATCTGCACAAAGCTACCTATCATTCTTAGGAGTACCTCTAAGAAGAGTAGATGCCTTGATCAATGCTGAAGCTCGTGTGACTTAATAGTTACAAGTTTTTTTATACTATTTTTTTGGAGATTTTCTTAAAATGATTACAGACAAACTGCTCAGAGTGAGCGAAGATCAAGCATTAACTACAACTGCTGTATCTACTAACACTATTGATTTAAGTGTTGCTAGAGATGTAGGTGAAGGTACTTCTTTGTACATGAACTTTGCAGTAACAGAAGCACTAGCTAATGGTACAAGCGTAAAGTTTGAAGTTATTAGTAGTGCAGCAGCAAACTTAGGTACTCCTACTGTAATTGGTAGCACCGATGCTATCCTTACAGCAGCATTAACACTAGGTAAAAATGTAGTTGTTCGTATTAACCCAGATATTGCTGGCAAAGGCCAAAGATATTTAGGTGCTAGATACACAATTGCAGGTACTTTTAACGCTGGTAAAGTTACTGCTGACGTAGTAGAAACAATCGGTGACGGTAGGAAGTTCTATGCTTCTGGCTTTACCGTAGCTTAAACTAAAAAAGACTTATGCCTATTTACAAAGCAAAAATTAAGTGTTTCGTTGGTCAATCCATGAGAGAAGCTGACGAAGAATTTGAGTATAACGGAGAGTATTGCAAGCATCTTGAATTAGTTAGTGGTCAAGAACCTCAGACACCTGTAGCGTCTACTACACCTGTGGAATCTGAAGTAAAGATAACTAATTTAGAATTGATGACTAAAGCAGAACTTGAAGTTTATGGTCGCACTATCGGTCTTGAACTTGATAGAAGACAAACAAAAGATACTCTTATTAAACAACTTGAAGCAGCTAGTAAATAGGTTTAGTCTTCTTATTTGACTTACAGGGGGCTAGTAGTATTACTGCTATCCTCCTCTTTTTATAGGAGATGTAATGGCAACTGAAGTAGATATTTGCAATCTTGCCCTAGCTCATTTGGGTGATGATGCAACAATAGCTTCGCTAAATCCACCAGAAGGATCAGCACAAGCGGAAAAAGCTGCACGTTTTTATCCAATTGCTAGGAACAATTTGTTAGAAATGTATAATTGGAATTTTGCAGCAAAACGTGAAAATTTAGCACTTACTACAAATACTCTTGACCAATGGGATTATGCATACGTAGCACCTGCGGACATGATGAATCCTGTCTCAATAATATCTCCTTCAGCACAAAACGATTACGCTACAAGAATGTCTGCTGGCGATACTCCGGGAGGAATAACAAGTAATTATGCACCAACAATTGTGGCAGGGCAATATTCACCACAACAATTTGCAGTAGAAGGAACATATATTTATACAAATCAAGAAAATGCAATGTTGAGATATCAAGCATATGTAACTGACCCTTCTATATTTTCTCCGTTATTTGTAACTACATTGTCATGGCATCTAGCATCAATGTTAGCAGGGCCTATTATAAAAGGAGATCAAGGAGCAGCAGAAGCAAAACGTAGTATACAAATGATGCAAGGATATTTAACACAAGCAAAACAATCAGACAATTTACATAGAGATATTACGGTAGAGCATATAGTTCCTTGGACATCTGGGAGGTAATCAATGCCAGTTACACGCACGTTTGCTAGAGCATTTTCTGGAGGTGAGATATCACCAGAAATGTTTGGTCGTATTGATGACGCTAAGTATCAGCAAGGCGCAGCAAAAATGCTTAACTTTATTGCCAAACCACAAGGGCCAGCAGAAAACAGGCCGGGGTTTGCATTTGTTAAAGAAGTAAAAGACAGTACAAAAGCAACAAGATTATTATCTTTTACATTTTCTACTGTGCAAACAATGGTAATTGAAATGGGTAATACCTATTTTAGATTTCATACACAAGGTCAAACATTACTTTATTCAGATGGAACAGCATGGAGTAACAGCACTAATTATGTAGTCGGTGATATAGCAAAATATAGTGGTACTAATTATTACGCAAAAACAGCACACTCAAATAGTCAACCACCAAACTCTACAAATTGGTATGCTTTACCTGCGGACATGACATATGAAATACCATCACCATATTTAGAAGCAGAATTATTTGATATTCATTATGTACAATCTGCTGATGTTATGACAATTGTGCATCCTAATCATGCACCACGAGAACTAAGAAGATTAAGCGCAACTAAATGGGAATTAAAAACAATTAGTTTTACTAGTACTTTAGCAGCACCAACAGGTGTTACTGTTACTCCATATATTCCTACATCAAGCAGTACAGATACAGATACATATGAAGCTCATGTTTATGTTGTAACGGCTGTTGCGTCTAATTTAGTAGATGAAAGTGCAGCATCTAATTCTGGATCAGGTAATAATAATATTTTTGTTACAGGAGCAAAAAATACAATTTCATGGAACGCAGTTACTGGTGCGTCTAGGTATAGAGTTTATAAAGAACAGGGTGGTATCTTTGGATTTTTAGGAGAATCAACTGGAACAACAATTGTTGATAATAACATTGCACCAGATTTTTCTAGAACCACACCTATATATGAAAATGAATTTGTAGGTACTGGTAATTTTCCCGGTGCTGTATCTTATTTTGAACAACGTAGAGTTTTTGCAGGTACAAATAATGAACCGCAAAGTATTTTTATGACAAAATCAGGAACTGAAAGCAATATGTCTTTTGGTTTACCAATAGCTGATGATGACCGTATTAAGTTTCAAGTAGCTGCTCGTGAAGCAAATACTATTAGACATATAGTTCCTTTAACAAATTTACTGTTACTTACAGGATCAGCAGAATGGCGCATTACATCTGTTAATAGTGACGCTATAACACCAACATCTATATCAGTAAAACCACAGTCATATGTTGGTGCTAATAATGCACAGCCAGTAATTGTAAATAACAGCATGGTTTATTGTGCATCTCGTGGTGGTCATGTAAGAGAACTTGGTTATAACTGGCAAGCCAATGGATTTATTACAGGAGATTTATCTCTTCGTGCGCCACATTTATTTGATAATTTAACAATTACAGATATGGGTTTAGCAAAAGCTCCTATGCCTATTGTTTGGTTTGTTAGTAGCAGCGGTAAATTAATTGGTCTTACATATGTTCCAGAACAGACTATAGGAGCATGGCATCAACATGATACAGATGGTACGTTTGAAAGCGTTGCAACAGTTTCTGAAGGTAATGATGATGTTTTATATGCAGTTATTCAAAGAACTATAAATGGTGCTACTAAAAAATATATAGAACGTATGGGTACAAGATTATACGATAATCAACGTGATAGTTTTTTTGTTGACGCAGGTGCAACTTATAACGGTACAAATACAAACACAGGACAAAATGTTACTATATCTGCCGGTACAAATTATACAAGAGGAGAAAGCGTTACGATTACTGCCAACTACAATTTATTTAATGCACCTCCTAGTACTGATGATGTAGGCGATGCAATTGTTTTAGTAGACGGCACAAATTATTACAGATGCAATATTGTTTCTACTACAAGTGCAACAGTAGCAACTGTAAAATTAGACGTAGATTTACCAGCAAGTTTACGCAATACAGCCATAACAACGTATGAAGTTGCAAGAAATGTTTTTACTGCTGGATTATCACATTTAGAAGGCAAAACAGTAAGCATTTTAGCTGATGGTGCTGTACATCCACAAAAAGTAGTTTCTAGCGGTTCTGTCACGTTAGACCGTGCTTCTAGTGTTGTTCATATAGGGTTGCCATATAACAGCGATTTGCAGACGTTACCTTTAGCATTGCAAACAGAAGCTTTTGGTCAAGGCCGTGTAAAAAATCTAAATCATATTTGGTTGCGTGTTTTAGAAAGTTCTGGAATATTTGCTGGCCCTACTGCTGATAAATTAGTAGAAGCAAAACAACGTACAACAGAACCATATGGAACTCCACCAAATTTAAAAACGGAAGATATAAAAATTATGTTAACTCCAGCATGGCAAGATACAGGACAAATTTTTGTAAGACAAACTGATCCATTACCATTAACAGTTGTAGGTGTAACTTTAGAAGTAGCTATTGGTGGATAGTGTGACCGTAAACAGATAAACTGTATGTATATTAGAAAAACAAGGAAGTGTTGAACTTATGACAACGAGGATAAAAAATGGCAAAATATAGTCAACAAACTATAGATAACATAGGTAATTTTGGTACTGCTATGGAAGTAGGCGGTATGTTTACTGGTTTAGTTAATAATTATTTTGCAGGGGAAACTGAAAAATATGAATTGCAAACAAGAGGTTTAAATTTTAAACATCAACAAGCAATGTCTGCAATTAATGCAGACGCAATGGAGTTTGCATCGTTTAATATTTATAGACAATATGCACAACAAAAACAAAATTTAGGTATAGACCAACGTCAAAAACAAGGAAAAAGAAAAGTTAGCGTAGCGTCTAGAGGTGGTAAAGCAGGTTATGGAAGTTCTAGAGATGTTGAAGTTAGTAGAAGAGTTTTAGATGCTATTGATAGAAAAACAATAGATGTTAATAGAGTAAAAGCTGCAAATGACATGAAAACAAGAGGTGTAGATGCCAAAATTCAATCTGATATGTTAGGTGTATCAGCAGGGGCTATGTTTTCTAGTGCAAGTAATGTTAGCGGATTTATGAATGCAGCACCTAGTTTACTTACAGGTGTAAGTTCTCTTGCACAAAATTTTGTTAAAAGAAATGCTTAAGAGGTAATTATGCAAGTACCAATGAATTTAACTCAAAATATTCAAGGTGGTGCGCCAGCGTTATATAGTGGCGGTCAAGTTGCCACAATGAAAGATACAGTAAGTGGGGCAACTGCTAAATTAGCTCAAGCACAATCTAAAGCAGGGCAAGAATTTAATGCAATAAGAGATGAATTTCAACTTGCAAGAGATGATGCGGTCTTTAAAAAAGCGCACGCTGATTTTGCTAAAGAAGCAAATGAAATAAAATTTAAATATTTAGCATTAGAAAGTGAAGGTGCTGTAAAAACAGTAGGAACAAATCCAGACACAAATCAACCTATATCAATTTTAGACCAGCAAAAAAATGATATTGAAGCTATACGACAACAATACTTAGGAAACTTAGAAAACAGTAGACAAATAGAAGCATTTGAAATTAAATCAGGAGCTACAAAAGAAACCATTTCCAACAGAATGGGAGTACATTATATAAGTGAAAATTCTAAGTTTTTAAAAAATTCAGCAATTGCTGATATTGCTACGCAAACAAATGAAGCAGGTGAAAATTATAAAGATTTTTTTGATTTAAATGGTGAATACAATGCATCTTTAACAGCAGCTTTGCAATTACAAAGTAAAGAAGATAACAGAATTGGATTATCACCAGACAGTCCAATTAGAAGAAATAATATGTTGCAAGTATGGAATAGTGTGCAATCAGCAGCTTTAGACACAATGATAGCAGAAGGTGATTTTAAAACTGCAATGACATTTCTTGATCACAATTACAATACTTTAAATAAAATGTCACCTGCTACATTTAAAACATATAACCAAACAGTAAAAAAAGGATATTTAAAACAGGTTGGTGAAAAGCAAGCAACTAATATTTTTAATTATCGTGGTAATCCAAATAGTGATGACCCTTTAAGTAAGATAAATTTTACGTTTCTTTTGTCTAGTAATCATGCAGCAGATGATGGACGTAATGCACCAACAACAAATGGCCTTAATGCATTAGACGGTCAAAATCCTGATTTAAGTGATACAGAAGCTAGTGAATATTGGTTTAATGCGTCTAAAGAATCTAAGTTTTTTAATGAAGAAACAGGAGTTATGAAAATAATTCCAGAACATCAAACAATGCAACTGTTTGCAATTCAAACACTTGGTGTAGAAAAAGCAGATTCTATATTTACAAAAGCAAAAACATTATCAGGTAAAGATGCAAGCAATGAAGATATTATGAAAAATGTAGTTAAATTATTTAAAGAAGCACAAGAAAAAAAATTCTTTGGTAATGGTGAACACGTTGATCTTGTTAATAAAGATATAGATACAATATTAAAATATATTGATTACGACTATGCCAATAAAGTAATTGCTGGTGGTAAAGATGGATTATTTAATGACCGTAATGATGAATCAGGAATGCCAAAAAGAACTGATATGTTAGAGCTATTAAATGATGTAATAATAGATGATGAAAAATTAGAGTATGCAAAAACAGAATTTAAAAAAGTATATGACGATCAAGAATCAATAAATGAAGGAGAGTATAAAAATTTAAAAGAAGAAATTTTTGCAACAGCTTTTGCTAGAGAAGGTGGTTATGCAGATGTAAACGAAGGTGATTTTGCTAAATTAACACGAGAAGATCAACAAACAGCAAAAAATGGGCATCCAGAAGAGTCAGATACAGATACTTATGCAAAATTAATATCTAACCCAACAGAAACATTACCAGAAAATTTAAGCAAATATAGAGGTTTATTATCTAAATCAGATTACAGAAAATTTTTAACATCAGGCCAAACTTTAAATCAAGGAGGGGAAGCTAAAGTTTTAGAAGCAACTATGGATACACAATTATTTAAAGATATATTATCTAAAAATGGTTTTGAAGATATTGTGTTTGGTAAAAAGAAAAACGATAAAGATAAAGCTAAAAAATATAATTCTATTTTAACTGCTGTAGAAAACAGAATAGATTATGCACAAAGAATCCAAAACAAAAAATTAACTCGTGATGAAAAAGCTACTCTGTTATATAATACAATTTCTGATGAAGTTAATATAGATAATAGGAACATTTTATACGATCCAAAAGGTAAATTATATAGCGGTGTTGATAAAGATAAACTGGATGATACATATGTAAATGTAAAAGAAGTTGTAGACGGTGTAATAAAAACTTCAAGGATTTATGGAAACGAAATACCAACTAAAGTATTAATGGCAATACAAGGATCGTTATATGAACGTGGTAAACCCATGTCACAATTAGAAATTGCTAAAGAATGGGTTAAATTTGGTAGACCATTAACTTTAAAACAAGCTGATAAAAATATTAACGCAACAAATATTTATGGATTAATGGCAGGTTAAATATGACATCATCTAATCCTTTTGATCAATTAGTAGACAAAGCACCTAGTCAAAATATTGGCAGACAATACGATCCAGATTTTAATCCTTTTAGCGATTACTATCGTGACGAACAAGAAAAAAAAGATGAATTTATAAAAGCACAAATAAAAGCTGCTTCTAGTACTGATCCAGAAAAAGCAGGTGAAGCCCAACAATTAGTTGAAGATTTAGGTTTGCCAAAAGGTATGGCATTAGACCCCGACAAATCATTAGAAATTTTAAAAGAAAAAAAGAAGCAACAATTAATAGATCAACGTAGATTATCTCTTGTAAATCCTATATTAGGTGAACGATTACGAGATCCTAGTTTTGCACATATAGCGCATGACAATCTTGATAATTTAGGGTTTTATGAAAAACTTTTTAAAACTGTTGGTTTGCAAAGTGTATATCAAGGAACTAGAAAAGGATTATTAAGTAATGAAAAAGGTAAATTAGGATCACAATTAAAATCTAGTTTAGGCCCTATTGATATACCTAGAGTTTTAAGTACTGCAACTCAAGGTGATTTTTTAAATTTAAGCAAAACTGATCAAGAAATATTTGACAGGATTAAAGAAATTGATGAAGAAATTGCAAGAATGGATGCAGATGGTGAAGATTTTTTTGAAGCAGGTACATATTACTTTGGACAATATGGTGCTTCTTTGCCACAAGCAGCACTTACAGGAATAGTTACTGCAAAAACCGCAACAGCTTTAGGTTTTCAAACAGGCACACCACATGGAGCAGCGGCTGGTGGAGTTGTAGGTGCTGTTACTGGTTGGGGTGCATTTACTAGTAAACTTGCATTAGACGCAGTACAAGTAGAAGAAGGCCATGCATATCTTGAATTGCTAGATAGGGGTTATACAAAAGATGAAGCACAAACGAGAGCGCAAATAGTTGGTGTTGTTAATGGCGCACTTGAAAAAGTAAATTTAAAATTATTAGGAAATGTTTATAAAGGATTATCGCAGCCAGTAATTAATCAATTTAACAAAAGAATATTAAGACGAGTAACAACACAAGCATTAAGTAAGAACGCACAAAAAGCTACACAGATTGGTGCATTTAAAGCTTTAGGTATGAATTATGGAACAAATATGGCTTCTGAAACTGGCACAGAAGTTTTACAAGAAATGGTGTCAATAGCAGGTGTAAACGTCTTATCTGATTTAAGTGATAATGATATAAAAACTCTTAGCCCAGAAGAAATAGGAGACAGAATTTATTCAACTATGACTCAAACAATGAAAGGTATGGTTTTGTTTGGATTAGTAGGTAGTGGTGGTAGTTATATAAATGACGTTAACAAAACAAAACAAGCAAAAAGTGATGTTGCTTTTATTGAAAAATTAAGTCAAATTTCATCAAACGATAAAACAAAAAAAAGAAATAAAACTGTTTTTCAAAATTATATACAGCAAATTTCTGATCAAGAAGGTGTCGATGATTTTTATATAGATGGACAAGAATTTTTAAATCAATTAGATAAAAATTTAATTACTGAAGAACAGTTAGATTTATTTAGTCCTGATATTTCTAAGCAATTAAAAGACATAAAAAAAGAAGGATTAGTTGGTAAAGATATAAAAATAAAAACTGGGGATTATGCAGCAAACATTGCAGGTACTGAGTTTGATAAATCATTACAACCTCATATACGTTTAGGGGCAGATAGTTTAAGTCTTAATGATTATCAAGCTTCACAATTAAAAAATCAACAAGAAGCTTTAGACAACGTAGTAACGATAATGAATGAACAAAGAGATAAAATGTTACTTTCAGAAAAAGAAGAAAAACAAATAAAAAGACAAATTACTGCACAGATAAAAAGTTTAGGAAAATATAGCCCTAGAGATTCTAGATTTTTAGCAGGTTTACCTTCTGCTTTTGCAGGTGCGTATTCTAAACTTACAGGTCAAACACCTAAAGAATTTATAAAACAACATTTTTATAATATTAAATTTGATAAAAAAGATAGTCAATTTGGCTCACAATTATTTAATCAAGACGGCACAGTTAAAACTGAAACTGAATTTTTTAAAAATTGGTTTGGCAATTCAGTAATGAAAAATCCTGATGGAACTCCAATGGTGGTTTATCACGGTACTACTGATAGTTTTGAACAATTTGATCTTGATCATCCAAATAAATACGATAGTGGTTTTTTAGGCAGAGGTGTATATATGTCAGATAAAGAAGAACTGGCAAAAGTTTCTGCAATGAATAAAAAATCTAGAACTAAAGCTCCTTCAAAAGATAAAAAAATAATGCCTTTATATGTACGTTTAGAAAATCCATACAAAGCTACCGCAGAAGAAAAAAATCAAGTAAGAAAAGGAGGGCCTGCTGCGTCTGTTGCGTTTAGAGATAAGTTAATTAAAGAAGGTTATGACGGTGCAATAATGGATGTTTTAGATGGACAGGAAATAGTTGTATTTGACACTAATGCTGTAAAGTCAATAGACAACAAAGGTAACTGGTCTAGAGAACTAGATAATTTATACGAACAACAACAAATACAATTAGAAAATGAATTTTTTGAGCAAAAAGGAAAACAAAAACAAGGCAAACTAGTACCCCAAGCCATATTTCAAATAGCAAATTTAAGAGAAAGTTTTGATTTTGCAAAAGGTAAAACATATAATACTAATCGTGATTTTAAATTAGCGTTACAAGAACGTGTTATAAACGAAGCTAAAAAGGCAAAAGTTGACGTTAAAGAATTTACGGCAGAAGTTGAAAAGTATCTTGTGCAAACTGTTTTGGCAGATGCAAATTTTGCATTACAAGAAAATGCAAACGCAGTTGGTTGGTATAACGAAAAAGTTACTAAAGCAAAAGCATTACTTTCATTAATATATCCAGAACTAGCTACTAATCCAGAATCAAATTTTGCATTTACTTGGGCATTAGCTAATACATCTAACGGTATTAAAGTAGATAAAAATTTTGAACTTGCAGAACAAGCATATAGTTATTGGACAGAAAATAATGAATTCCCTACAGACATAGGAATAGGTGACGCAAGTGCTGCAATAAATAACAATTTTAAATTGTTTAATAGATTAATAAAAGAAAAAGGGTTTGTAGAATTTGAACAATTTATGAAAACAACGCACACAGTAAAAGAAGTTGAAGCATATACAAATGACGAAGTATCTGGAGAAACTCAAGGTGAAATTGTATATGGTGCGGCAGTAATGGGGCCAAAAATTGGTAATGGATTTTTTGCAAATTTATATGGTAATTATGAACAGTTAACTATGGATAGATGGTTAATGCGTACATGGGGAAGAATGAGAGGTGAGTTAGTTATTGACTATACAAAACAAGCAAAAGTAAAACGTGGTCAACTTAAAGAATTACTAAAAGCATTGTCTTTACAAGAAAAAAAACAATTATCAGAAATTATTGGAGTAAAAGTTAAACTATCTAATTTAGATGAAATAGGAGTTGCAATACAAAAAGCAAGCACAAAAGATGCTAAAAGAAAGAAAATGAATGAAATAGCAACAGTTTTAGAAAAACCAGAAAGAAAACAATTTTTATTTGATTTATTAGGCAAACCACAAAAAAGATATCCGCATATCAGTATTGGCGGTGAAATAAGAAAAGGTGGTAATGCATTGGCAAAATATTTAGATGGTCAAAAGGAAGCACCAAGCGGTGCGCCAGAAAGAAGAAATATAAGAAAAGTTTTTAATCAAGTGTTGACACAGTTGCAACAAACCGAAAAAGATCTTACAATGGCAGATCTACAGGCATTGCTTTGGTATCCAGAAAGACGCTTGTATGACGCTGCTAAACTTGATTCACAAGAAACAAACTCAGGTTACGAAGACAACGAAGCTCCTGACTATGCAAATGCTGCTGAATCTTTAGCTAGGCAGCAAGGTGTATCAGATGCTGACATACAAACCACATTACAGGAGGTAGACAATGAACTCAAACGTCAGGCCATTGAGCGCACAAGAGGAAGTGAATCTGGAGAAGGAGGAACAGGAGGAGTACGAGAGGTTGATACTTTCCAACAACAAGGAAACATTGACGAAGCCACAGGACTCCCCATTAACCCAGACGGAACTGTCACCGTCTACCACCACACCGACAGAAAATCAGCAGAAGGAATCAAAGCTACAGGTCAACTCAGAAGTGCTGGAGAACCTGATGTCTACGTTACCACCAGAGCTATCGCAGATACTGGATACGGCAATACAGCAGTTGCCATCAGGATCGACCCTTCTAGACTTAGTCTCGATGATGAATTCCCTAACGGACGAAGAGATTACAGACTCTCAGTTGGAAAGCCTAGAGGGTCTATTCGAGTAGATGTAGGAGAATTTGCACAGCAACAAATACCGGGAGAAGGGCCAAGAGGTCGTTTTAATCCAACAACTTTAACAACTCTATTAACAAAAGAAGCAGATTTTTCTACATTTGCACATGAAACAGCGCATTATATGCTAACTGTTTTAGAAAATATAGTTACAGGAGAAAATGCACCATCTACACTTATTAGCGATTTTGATACATTATTAGATTTTTGGGGTGTTAAAGATATAGAAACATGGAAAAAATTCTCATTAGAAGAAAAACGTAAATATCACGAAACTTTTGCTTACAATTATGAAATTTATTTATACGAAAATAAAGCACCAAGCACAGGTTTGCGTGCAATGTTTCAAAGATTTAGTTATGCAATAAAAAGAATTTATGAAGATGTAAGAACTAGATTAAATACTTTATATAGACAAGAAACAGGTCAAGATTTACCTATTTTAACCGATGAAGTTAGAAGTGTTATGGATCGTATGTTGGCATCTGATGAGCAAATAATACAGGCAAATGATATATACGACATGAGAGCAATGTTTGAAACGCAAGAATCAAGCGGTATGAACGATGCACAATGGGCAGAATATACAGCAGCATTAAAAGAAGCAGAAGAACAATCATTAGAAATAATGATGCAAGATAGCATGAGACAAGTACGTTGGTTAAATAATGCAAGATCTGGATTGTTAAAAGAATATCAAAAAGATAATAAAAAATTATATAAAAAAATAGAAGCAGAAGAAACTAAAAAAATTAAACAAGAAAAAATTTATAAAGTAGCTGCATATCTAAAACGTGGTGAAACTGTAAATGATAAGGGTGAAATAACTAAAGTAAAAACAGGAAATAAAATTAGCATTCAAAGTTTAAGAAATTTGTATCCTTTTGATGCTTTAGATTTAAAAGAAGAAATAAAACAATTAGGAACTGGTCAATATGGAATGCTTGCTAAAAAAGGTGTTGACGCAAAACTTATTGCAGATATGTTTGAATTTAAAACAGCATTAGATATGGTGGATGCATTATTAGAAATGAAACCAATAGAAGATGTAATAACAGAAAGAACAGAAGAAAGAATGTTAAATGAATTTACTAATCTTACTGATCCAAGGCAACAAGAATTAAGAGTACAAGAAGCAATACATAACGAAGCTAGAGCTAGATTTATATCTGCTGAATTACGTTTTTTATCAAAATCTATGCAACCAGTAAGATATCAACTTGCTGCTGCAAAACAAGTTGCACAAGATATATTAAACAAGAAAAAATTATCAGAAATAAGGCCGTCAGAATTTACAAGAGCAGAAGCAAGAGCGTTAAAAGCTAGTGAAGCTGCAATGAAAAAAGGTGATAGTCAAGGTGCTGTAGAAGCAAAAAGATCACAGTTGTTAAATAATCAATTAGCTAAAGAAGCAATAGAAATACATAAAAGATATGACACAGCAAAAAGTTTTTTTAATAATAAATTATTTAAAAAAAGTGATAGCAAATTAGCAAAAACTAGAAATACAGATTTAATTAATGCTGCTAGAGCTATTGTTTCTTCTTACGGTGTAGGGCCTGTTATAGAAGATCCAAAACAATATACAGCAAAAATAGAAGAATATGACAAACAATTATATCAAGAGTTAGAACCTATAATTCTTGATTTACAAGCAGGTAATAATGAAAAATCACTTACAGATTTAACAACTGAAGATTTTGATTATGTTTATGAAATGGTGGAATCGCTGTGGTATCAATCATTGCGTGATGAACAAGTGCGAATGCTTGGAAAATTACAAAGTGTAGAAGATACAGCAACACCATTAGTAGAACGTATGGAAGAACAAATAGAAAAAAGTCCACGTTTAAAACAAAGACGAGCAAATCCACCGGGAACTACAAAAGCAATAAGTTTTAAATATCAAATGTATAAAATGATGCTTAGTTTTAAAGCAAAACTTAGACGTATGGAACATTGGGTAGACGGCATGGATGGTGCAGATCAAGTTAAAAAAGGTGGTGTAGGTACATCAGTTTTAGAATTAAAAGGTGGAAAACTAGGCAAGTTTTATAACACGCTATGGTTTCCTATGAAAGATGCGTTGACTAAATATAGAGAACAACAACTTATATTTACTAAACAATATTCTGATTTGCTTCAACAAGTTGATTTTGGAAATGATTCAATATTTTCTGGAGAATTAAATTATGATTTTGGTACAAATTCAAATGCTAGAGGTAAGGTGGAATTGCTTGGGGCTATGTTGCACACAGGTAATAAAAGCAATTTAAGAAAATTATTGTTAGGTAGAAATTGGGGCGAGTTAAGAGAAGATGGATCATTAAATACAACTAGATGGGATGCTTTTGTTACTCGTATGATTGAAGAAGGGCATTTAACAAAAAATGATTATGATTTTTTACAATCAGTTTGGGATTTAAATGAAAAAATGAAACCGCTTTTACAAAGAGCGCATAAAGAAACTGAAGGATATTATTTTAAAGAAGTTGAAGCGTCACCTATAGTTAATAGATTTGGTTCTTATAGAGGTGGATATGTACCAGCAAAAACTGATCCATTAATGGTAGATCAACCAGTAGATCAAGCAATAGAAACAACAAAATTACAGTTCAAAATGTCTTTACCATCTGCACCAAAAGGCATGACAAAAAGTCGTAATGAATCATACGCTGCTCCTCTGTCATTGCATTTAGGTTATATGACTAAACATATAGATGACACTTTGCGTTATGCGTATGTGCAGCCAGTTTTAAAAGACACCTTAAAAATATTAAAATATAAAAATTTTGAAAAAACTTTAGAAGTAATAGATCCAACAATAATGAAAGGCATGATAATGCCTTGGCTTCAAGCTGCTGCTAGTCAAACAACTTTTACACCTTCTGGATTAGATGCAAACATTGATAAACTGTTAGTTGCACAAAGAAGAAGAGCAGGTGTTGGAATTATGTTTGCTAATATTTCTAACGCAATACAACAATACACAGGTATATTCCCTGCAAATTTAAAAGTAAAAGGTAAGTATTTAAATGGTGCTTTAGTTACTTATACAAAAGACAGGCAAGGTATACAAGAAATGATTGCAGGTGCATCTCCATTTATGGAAGACAGACAAAATAATCAAATGTTTGACATACAAGGTCGTTTAAATGAATTAATTATTGATCCAAATAAATTTCAAAAATTTAAAGATTGGTCTACAAAACACGCATATTTTTTGCAACAAACTTTTCAAAACCAAGTTGATGCTGTTGTCTGGTTAGGAACATTTAATCAAGTTCACGCAGAATTAGGATCAGAGCTTACTAACGAAGAAGTGTTGACAGAAGCAATTAAACAAGCTGATGCAAATGTACGTCTAACGCAAGATAGTTTATTGCCAGAAGATAGAGCAGCATTTCAAAACTCCACTCCAATTGTTCAAGCTATAACTCAGTTTACTGGTTATTTCAATACAATGGCTAACCTTAACGCAACTCAATTTAAAAAATTAATTCAAGATGACATAGGTTTTAAAAATGTATCTAAACAAGGCGCACAAATGGTTTATTCATATATATATTCTGTGTTTATGCCAGCGGTTATAGCAGGGTTAATTGCTAGAACTTTTGGTGGTAATTTAGGTGATGAAGATGAAGATGGTTATTTAGACGATGTAGCTGATGCGGTTTTTGGTGATGTTTTAAAATATAAAGTTGCTTTTATACCAATTATTGGTCAAGCAGCAATAATACCAATTAATGCTCTTAATGATTTGCCATACGATGACACAATTACTTCAAGCCCATCATTTCAAGCAATAGAACAAGGACTTGGAGGTACAGCAAGACTTATACAAACACTTGTACAAGGCGAAGAAATAACTGGCAGACAACTTAGAGATATATCTAGTATGCTTACACAAACCTTTG